GATCGTGGCGGCCAGCCCGTTGACGATGTCGTTCAGGCTGGCCATCAGTACAGTCCTGCGATACTGTGGCCCGACCCGGTGCCGCCGAGGATGCCGTGCTTCTCGTATTCCCACACGAGTGGCTCGACCAGCGGGTTGTCCTTCACGCGGATCATCGACTGGAAGCCGGAGAAGCCGAACACCCCCATCGGGGCATCCTTCATCTTGAAGTACTGGGCGCACAGCATCATCGTTGCCTGCTGCACGCCCGCTGGAACCTCCGGCCATCCCCACAGGGCATTGACCTTCACGTTCCCGTAGCGCCGGTAGGGCGTGATGGGGAACAGGTTGCCGCCGACCGCATGGATAGTCTCGACCGGCCACGGTTCGTTCGTGTCCTCATTCAGCCCGTTCAGCGGCAGGAGCTCGTAGTCCGTGGAAGCCCACACCGTGTCGAAGACGCCCGTGCCGGAGTTGTCCGTGGTTATCAGGAACGCGCTCGTCTGAACGAAGTCGTCCAGGTTCAGGTTCCAGATGTCCGTGTAGTCCGACTTGAAGTACCTGACAGATTCGGTAGCCGCCTGGTTGAACTGGCGGTCGCAGTACCGGTCGATCATGCGCGACGCGGCAGTCAGGATCTGCGTGATCAGGGCGTCGTACTTGGTGCCCTGCGCGGCAAGCGCCTTGTCGTCGTAGTACTGCTTGAACTCGTCAAGCGTCGCGTAAGAGTCACCAAGAGCCATGCTCGCAACTCCTTACTTCGTGAGGTGCGCGGCCACCGTGTAGGTGTTCGACGTCGCGTTGTTGTGTGTGACGCCGATCCGGAAGCGACCCGGAACCTGGCCTTGCACGGTCTGGATTGCAGGAGTGCCCGTAGCGGCTGCCGTCGGGTTTGCCGGGTGGATCCTGACCACGAGTGTCTGCGCTCCGCCGGCCGCTAGGAGCGGCGAGACCGTGGCGAGAGGCCAGGTCTTGCCGGACAGTTCGTCCACCCCCAGGATCGTCAAGGTGAGGGATGCGGCGGCGCCGATCGCGGTAACGTCGAACACGACCTCGATGCCGCCGAACGTGTCGGGGAACATGACGTACTCTTGCGTGTCCGGCGTGGCCGTGCGTGCCGCCGACGGGTAGACGTCGAGCGACCGGTCGGCGTACACCTGGTTGATGTCGTTGGCCATGCGGCTTACGCCTCCTTGACCGCTGCGTCAGCGGCCTTCGTCACTTCGGGTGCCGCCTTCGCCGCTTCCGCCGCAACCTTGGGGGCCTCGGCGGCCACGGCCTTCGACGCCTCGACCTCGGCGGCCTTCACGTCGTAGTCGAACTTGACCTTCAGGGCCTGGAAGAGGTCTTCGCGGTCCTTCGTGATCTCGTGGCCGGCGCGGACGAGATCACCCTTGACGACTTTCACGACACCTTCCGACGTCTTCACGAAGAAGGACTTCGTGGCGGTCAGTACACTGTAGTTAGCCATCCCTGGCTCCTTCCTTGAAGTTGCCGGCAGCACCGTCGCCCATGGCAGTGGGCGACGGTGCTGCGGATGACCGCTACTTGACCTGGAGGACGCGGAAGGCGTCGTCCACGAGGCGGCTCGAGCCGTTCATCCAGACGGCGTACACGCCGCGCTGGCCGGTCGGCCGGTTGTTGTTGGCGGCGTCGAAGATCTGCGGGACGAGCTCGACCTGCATGCCCAGACGGTCGGCGATCACGAAGTACTCGAAGTTGCCGAGGATCGCGATGTTGGTGCCGGAGGCCGCGCCGTGGCTCGAGGTCATGGCGCTGGAACGGTAAACCGGGTAGTCGACCAGGGTGTCGGGGCGACCCTCGCCGATCCGGGCCCACAGCTCGGAACCGCCGGCCGTGTCGACCTGACGGATGTCGTTGTACGTGCCCTTGTGGGCGAGCCAGGACGCGCCGGCCTCGAACCGGGGGTCGAGGGCGTTATCCGTCGCGTAGATGTCCGTGGTGGTGAAGACGCCCGTGGTCGCCGTCAGCACCGTGGTGGCGCTGGCAGTCTGGCCGAAGACGCCGCCGTTGGTCCAGCCGAGAACACCCTGGGGGGCGGTGCCGGTGCCGTTGCCGGTGACGAAGGAGACTTCCTCACGGGCCTTGGCGTCCACGAGCTGCTTGGTGATCTCCGAGGAGAGCGCACCCCAGCTCAGGTCCAGCTCGTAGGTGAACGGCACGAATGCCTGCACCCGGTTGGTGGTGATCGTCGGCTGAGCCAGCGTGAAGCTGGAGTCCGGCGCGGTCGAACCTTCGGCGCCACGGGTCGCCGAGGTACCGGCGGAGGTGACACCCTCCCACACCTTGCCCGTGATCTTCACCTGGCGCGCGATCTCGCGAATCGGGTTCACGACACCGGCGTTGGTCAGGATGACCGTCGGGTCCAGCTGGAACGGCACGGCGTAGCCGCCCTGCGAGTCGACGCCCAGCTCCATGGCGCGCTCGACAGCCTCGCGCTCCTCGCCCGTCATGCGGAACAGGGCGTTCTGCTGGTGCATGACGATCTTCTCGAACGCCCGGCGGTACGCCTCCGAGCCAGTCGCGAGGATCCGTTCGGCCAGGTACAGGTCGCCGTTCTTCGAGCCGGCACGGGCCGCCACGAGGTTCTGCAGCACCACGTCGCCGGACTGGTCGCCCGCGTAGTTCTTCGGCGCGGCCGAGAACTCGGCGTCGTCCACGGCTCGCTTCGCGTTGTCGACGAACAGCTGGCGCGTGCGCTCCAGGTTGCCAGCACCCTGCGAACGGATCGCATCGACGTCGAAGTAGTCGACCTTCGCGTGGAAGGCCGGGGTCCGCTTGTCGCGCTCCACGTTGGCCGCCTCTCCCGCGAGCTCGCGGAGCTTGTCCTTGCGGGCCTGGATGCGCTCCAGGGCCACCTTGTTGGCGTCGCGCTCGGCGACCAGGGCGTCGAACTCCTTCGCCTTCTCCGGGTCGAGGTCCGCGTCGCGGGTCTCCTCGTCGGCTTCGAACGCCGCCAGCAGCTCGAGGATTTCCTCGTTCCGCTCGACGATCTGCTCCTTCGTCTTGGGCATGTGAGCCACCTTTCGGGTGTCGTCTTCGTGGGACGAGGTGTCCGTGCGGACGGCGTCGTCAAGGGTTTCCGAGGTGCCCGTGGGGGCGGCGTCGGTCGTGCTGGTGGCCGGGATGGTCGGGGTGTCCTCGCGGACGGCGCCGACCGGCTCAGCCGAGTTCATGGACTGGGAAGCCGGGTGGCTCGCCCCAATCGTGATGCCGAACTTCGGGGCGGCCGCCTGGATCGCAGTGCGCACCTTCCCCAAGTTCGCACCCGAGTACTTGTTGGCGTTCTTCGGCATGTTGATGTACGCCCAAGCGGCCTTCACGTGCTCTGCGGAGTCCAGCGGGTAGCGGTGCTTCTTGTCCGCCTGGTAGCCGGGGTCCGCGTAGGTGACGTTGCCGTACGGCTTGCGCGGGTTCTTGGCCTTCGCGCTTCGCACATCGGCGTCGTAGTCGCTGTCGTCGACATCCGGCAGACCGTCATCCCGGATCGGGATAGCGGTGTCGAAGGCGTCGAAGTCGCCTTCGTCGTCGGTGTCGTCGAGCGGCGGACCGGAACGCTCCGTCGCGGCCGAACGCAGCTGCTCGTTCTCCTCGCGGAGACGCTTGAGCTCGTCGGCACCGTCGGAGGGAACCATGGTGCTGCGGTATTCAGCCATCAGCGCCTCCCTGTCAGGTTCGGTGAGTTCGTCGGCGGAGCGAACGCCCACCGAAGTTCCGACGTAAGCCGGATTGACCACGGGACCCATCTCGAAGAGCTGGAGCTCGCGGACGAGTCGGTTCAGCGGCAGCCGGTCGCTGTCGGCCGCACGCGTGGAGAACAGGAGCGTTTCCAGTTCGTCCGGGTCGACATTGGCGCCGCGCGCGTCCGTCCAGGAATCCCGGGTGGACTTGAAACGGAAGGACATGCCGTTGATCGCGCCGCCCTCGATCGCCTCGCGGATCGGTTCGACGACCGCGTTCTTGAACATCCGCGCCTCGACATGAAGGCCCTGAGGGTCCTCCTGAGCTCGGACTAACGCGGCGATCGGGACGGATCCCGTCCGAACATCCTTGCCGTGGTCGAATTGGATCAGCGGCTTGCGCTCGTTCAGGGTCTTCTTGAAAGCGCCCGGAGCGATCGTCTCGTTGAAAGTGCCCTCATACGGACTCGAGATCCTGGTCGGCTGGCCGAAAACGGCCGCATACCCGTCCAGGGTGTACCCGTCTCCGCCTTCCGCCGCGCGGAATTCCACACTGCGGATGACAGAAGTCGGGAGATGGTTCGGCATCGCTGCCTCCTTACTGTGTGTCGTCCGTCGGGGTGGGCGGCTGCTGGCTCTTGCCCTTGTCCGTCGAGTCCGGCGTGTTCGCGTCCTTGCCGTTAGGCGAAGGCGTGTTGGCGGTTCCCGTACCCGGACTGGCCGGATCGGCGCCCGGGGATGCCCCCGGAGCCTGCGGAGCTGTGAGAGTCCCCGGAGGTACCAGCTGCACCGAGTAGAACCCCGTGTGCTCGAGCAGGTTCCAGTCCTCCATGAGCATCGCCTCGACAACCGAGTCGGGTGTGAAACCCGCCTGAATGCCGGCGACCATGGTAGACATCTCAGTCTGCTTGATCGCCGCCACGTCGGCGCGGTCATCCCTGAGGAAGGGAATCCCGCGATCGTCGTACCAGAGCCTCGCATTCGTGAGCTCGGGAACCACCACGGACAGTGCGGCGGCCGCCGAAGCCCACAGGCCTCGCATGTGGCCGTCGATCAGCAGCGACTTCGACGTCTTGTAGTTGTCGGAGTTCAGCGCGGTGCCACGGATCATGACCTCGGCGACACCGATCAGGGTCGGATGGATGCCGGCGGCCATGGCGATCCGGGTCTCGCCGTGACCGGCGATCTTCGAGAAGTCCATCTGCTGCAGGTCCGAACCGACGACCTTGACATTCGCGCCGCCGCCCAGGTACATCGTCTTGTGGGCGTTAGCCACTCCGGCAGAGCCCTTGTTGACCCTTTCCATGAACGCCTCGAACTGCTTGTTCGTGACACGCTCGGACAGGGAGATCGCCAGGGCCGGCGTGGCGGCATTCTCGAAGAACTTCTGCTTGTGCGTGGCGATGGCCTTGTCCGACATCACCTCGACTAGAACCGACTGCAGCCAAGACATGCCACGGTACTGGGTCAGCGGATCCGGGATGGGTGCCCAGTGGACTACGGGACCGTTGGACCCATCGACCGGAAAATACTCCCACTTCTCCGGGTCCGGATCGTTGCCCGGCTTGTATACGTAACCGACGATGTCGCAGTCAAGCGACTCGTTCGGCGGCTTGTTGAGCAGGATCTCCACCCAGTCTGGCCGCATGCGGCGCAGTCGGAACGGCTTCTTCGCTGAGCCGGTGCCTTCGCGCACGGCGAAGAAGTTGCCGCCCATATCGACATCCTGCAGCATGCGGTTGAGCAGCTCCGGCGTCGTACCGGTCGCGCCCCAAGGATGCTCCAGCAATTCGAGCTCCGGCTTGCCGAAAAGCTTGCCGCCGCGACCGTTCCCCATCTTCTGGTACTGGAAGCGAGCCTGCGAGAACACTGCGGCGCGCACCATGACGCACGCGTAGACGACGCCCGACTTCTTGTAGGCGTTCTGGACGAAGTTCGCGAAGTCGGTGTCCGACTCCTTGTCCGACTGGCCGTCCAGGCCGTTCTGGATGATCGGGTACGAGTTGCCGGCGAAGTTGAACCACTGCAAAGCCCAATCATTTTGATTCATGCGAGCAGTCGTGTCGCTGCCATCCCTGCTGCGCACAAACGGCAGTGTCCTGATGAAGCTACTCAAGGTTCACCTCCTTCTCGACTATGCGCACCTCGGGATCCTTCTGATCCACGATCAGCGAGTACAGCAGTACCACGGAGCCCGGTGTCAAGAGGCCGATCCATCCGAACTTCCAGGTAAGCGCAGCGGTCACCAAAGTGATTCCGAGGAGGAGCAGCGCGAAAGCCTGTCGTTGTGTCATGTCGTCCTCTCTAGACGTAGGCGACCCACGGGTCGGCCGCCTGCTCAGAGTAGATGTGCTCCTTGTAACCCCAGGCCGCCAGTGTCGCGGCTTTCAAGGGCGTGATGTCGGCGCTCGAACTGTGCGTCGCCCAGGCGTACTGTTCGGCGAGTTTACGTTCGCCGACATTCGCCACCGCCGAATCCAGGCACGCCTGGCCGGTGTGGTAGATGATGCGCGGTTCGCCCTTCGCGGGCTTCACTCCGGACTTGTACTCGCCGCACGCGTTCGCGTACTCGCGGCTGTTCAAAGTCACCACGTTGATCCCGGCGTCCTCGAGCTGCTTGATGAGGCCGCCGGCCGGGTCTACTGTATCGATGACGACGACCGGCACTTCATGCCGGTCGCAGATCTCGATGACACGCGTGCCCAGGCCGTGCGTGCCGTTCCAGTAGTCGAGTCGATCTTCGCCGTCGCCGGTGATCTCGATGAGCACGGCTTCCTCATTGTCGATATGCTGTCCGGCGGCCGCGATGCAGGACCAGCTGCGGTCAGGGCTGATCGCGATGCCGATGCAGACGTCGCCGACCATCTCGGCTCGTTCGTCGGCAGCTCCCTGCCACGCATCTTTGGAGATGATCTTCCAGGCTTCGCCTTTCATCGGGTAATCCCCGACGCACAGGCATTCGCGCAGGAACTCGTCCCACGGGATCGCCCCGTCGTGCTCTTCCTGGAGGAAGCCGGTGTCGATGCGGATGTCCTGGCCGGGGTTGGCCTTCGCCCACGTCTCCGGCAGGTGCGGATTGTCGTGCTCTTCGCACTCGAACTCAGCCGAGTCCTGAGGACAGCTGGGACCGCACCAGTCGATCGACCATTCGGCGAAGAACATGCGCTTGCCTTTGCCCTTCTGGGCGTTCTCGCGCATCTCGGCCTGCACTTCGCAGTTCGAGTTCTTCTGATCGCCGGCCGAACCGGTCAGGTACGCCTGCGCGTTCGGCATCGCCGACAGCGTCGGGAAGATGTCGCCCATGAGCTGTCCCGACAGGTCCATGCACTCGTCGAGCGCCAGGAAGTCGCACGAGTAGCCTCGCGCTCCGCCCTTAGCCCTCGTGCGGAACTCGAGGGTCTGGCCGGTGCGCAGCGTAATCGCTTCGAGACCGTGGCTTTTGATGAAACTGCGGCCGTTCGGCTTCAACAGCTTGTTGAAGATCGTCGTGCGCTCCATCAGCTCCCTCATGCGCACGTAATGCTTCTGCGACGTGTCGAAACGGTGAGCTGAGTGGATCAGCGTCTTCTCGCCGAACAGGAACAGGCCGGCCAGTTCGCGTGCCTCCAGGAGACTCCCTTTGCCGTTCTGCCGGGCCACCGTGATACCGTTGCGCAGATACTGCCACTTGTACTCGGTCTTCCCGGTGAACTGATTCACATAGGAACGCCCCGGGTCCACCGAGCAGGCGTTCAGCATCAGCCATTGCTGCCAGTCGTCGAGTTCCAGGCCAGCCTTGTACGCCAGGTCGATCGCCATCTGGCCGTAGTCGCCGATGATCGGCTGCGGAGCATGCAGTATGCGCGGGCGCTGAGCTCCCGTCATGACACGCCGCGTATCTGCGCGACACTCGCGAGCCTGGGACGGTTCTGAATCACCGAAAGCGGATCATCCTCGTCCACCTGAGCCTTGATGCCGTCGATACGCTCGTTCAGGTCGGTCATGCGCAGCACGAGGGCCGCGATCTGACCTGTGTTCATCGTCGACATCTGACATTTACTGCAACGGTTGCCCTCCAGCTCGTGCGCGACCAGTCTGCGCAGCGCCAGGAGGATAGTGAGCTCGTCGCCGCCGTCCACGGCGTCCTGCAGCTCCTTCGGGCCGTCATCGAGAGCCCAGTCGAGCTCCGGAGGTGCAGCCATGCGGGTTCTCCAATCAGGCTACGAGGAGACGGACATCAGCGGTGACCACATCAGTCCTGTCAGGCTTCGAAATCACGTACGTACGGTTCGGCGCGGCGACGGTGACCGTGCGCTTCGGATTCGGGAAGTACGGGAGTGTGCCGCCGTCGATGCCGACACTCAGGTCGGCGCTGTTCAATGCCGCGAGGACGCTCGAAGCCTCCAAGCCGGCCATCAGGTCGGAACCGGACACTCCGGCCGCCGGCGCGACACCCGAATCGACGGAAACCTCAAGATCAGTGCTACTGACGGCAGCGCTTACGCTGCCGGCGTCGACGGCGGACTCAGTATCCGAACTCGACAATGCAGCGTTCACGCTGCCAGCATCAAGCGCCGACTCCAGGTCAGAACTCGACAGCGCGGCAGTAGGCGCCGTGCCGGTGTCCACGCCGGTGCTGATATCCGAACTCGACTTCGGCACCGAAACCAGCGCGCCTTCGACCGCAACCTCAAGGTCGCTGCTCGAGACGCCGATAACACCGACTTCGACCGCCGACTCAAGGTCGGTATTCGACAGGGTCGCCGCGATGCTCGACGATTCGACCGCCGACTCGAGATCCGCCGACGACAAAGTAGCCGGAGGAACCGCGCCGGCATCGATACCAGTGCTGATATCCGAGCTCGACTTGGCGACCGGCGGCGCGGCCTGGACCTTCGACAGACGGAAGTACGCTGATGCCGGCCGTGAACGTCCTATCCGAGCCATGTCACACCGCCTCCGCTAAGTCAGATGTCACTCCTCCCACACCACGTAGCAGGAGACGTTGATGACGTTCGCGCACTTGAAGCGCAACCGCAGGGCGGACGCCGCATTCACTTCGGGTTCGCGACCCAGCGGGAACTGCTGCTTGAACTCGCTGTTCCACTCGTTCTGGTAGGCGAGAAGCCGCGAGGCCGTTACGCTGCCCTCGGCCGACGCGTTGAAGCCGGAGGCCGAAACTCCGACGGAGGCGAGGGATGCGGCCCCCGTGTCGTCGTTGTAAGGCCGGATTCCTGAACCCAGAGTGGTCACCGTGGCGAACACGGTGCCTGTTTCCACGAGTTCGGCCGTGACGGCGGCCGTCGGAACGGTGTCGAAGTTGTAGCCCCACTCCACGATGCGTATCTTGCTCGCACCCGGCTTGATCTGCAGCACCGTCTTCAGCGTCGACGCGACCAGGGCGGTGGACGTCGGAGGGCCGGTCAGGGCTGAAGTGTCCTGATTCCAGGCGATATAGCAGGGAGCTGACATAGACCCTCCTCAGTAGATTGAAGCCCGCTTCAGGGCCTGGTTCATGTTCACGGACGGCTGCTTGTGGGCTACCGACGCGTTGTAGGCGGCGACCACGGAAGTCCAGTTCGTCGAGTCGCCGACCGTCCATGTGTGCGCATGCGAACCGCTGCTGATCAGATCGGCTGCGGCAGCCGCCCAGTAGCCGGAGCCGTTTGTGTTCACGAACTGCTGAGTCCCGGCGCCCGTATACGTGATCGTCTCAGGATTGAGACCCGTGGCATCCGTGAAGCCGCCGAAGAGCAGGATCCCGGAAGCGGAGTTGGTCGTAACCGCAGTGCTAGAAGCGCCAGTGCCGGTGTTCGTGGAAGCCGGTGCTCCAGGCTGCACGCCGCTGTACTCGATACCGCCCACCATGATCGTAGTCGATGTAGTGGTGGTAACCGTCACGGCGTACGATCCCGTCGCGGGCAGTGTGATCCCGTTGGCGCGGTACACGTAGCAGTTCGGGGCGCCCGTGTTGGACACGTCGGCCACGAATGTGCTCGGAGTCGTCCCGTTGTCTACGACCGATGTGATCGTCCCGTTGGTCTGCAAGAAGATGAGGATCGTGTTTCCGGCGGTCGGATTGGTGCTCCACGTAGCAGCCTGGGTCGTGCCGCTTCCGACAAGGCCAAGAGCACTGATCTGTCCTCTTACAATGCTCATGGCCTACCCTCCCTACGAGAGTTGGACGGTAGTGGTGAACACCCAGGAGGCGCCGGAAGCCTTCGTGCCCAGCGACGCGATCTTGTGGTTGATCAGGGCCGCGCCCGTGCCGACGCCTGAAAGCGTCGCGCCCGGGGTGATCGCGGCGGTCGTGAAGAACCAGCCCCACTCAGCCCAGGCGAAGTTGCCGTTCGCCGAGGCGAAAGTACACACACCCTGGATCGTGTCGTTCGTCTGCGACGTGGTTACGCGCGTCGGGTTCGAGTCGAAAGCCTGGTAGTAGGCTGAACCGCCGTCGGCGCCCAGGTGTGTGTCCGCAGCGGTCGCGGCAGTCGCGGTCGCGCCGACGCCGACACCAGAGCGAGTGCTGATCAGGGTCTGGCCGCCGCCGCCGATCGCCAGGTTCGTCAGGTTCGCGAGGCCGTTGATGCACAGCAGGTTGCCGAAGGCCTCCGCCTCGTCGTCCGGCTTGATGCTCAGCCGCGCGTAGTCGGCGGCCATCGGCTCGTACCCGAGGAAGTCCGTCAGCTCGCGCACCGTCTCCGGCGTGTACTTCGCGACGTGCCCGTAGGCCTTCCAGTTGATTCCGTCATGATCGCGCATTTTCGGCCCCTTCGGCTCAGGTGTTGTTGATGCTGACGTAGAAGGTGCGGTCATCCACGCGACCGTCAACGGTGGTGACACGGCACGTCACCGCGTAGATGTTGCCGACCACTCCGCCCGACACCCAGATCACACAGACCGTCGCGGTAGTGAGGGTCAACGACTTGGTGGCCGATATTCCAGCATCCGAGATGATCACGAAAGTCGAAACCGTGTCACCCGTCGGGAGCCAAGCCGTCCAGTCGACCGCGTAGTCCAGGTTCGCACTCGGGTCCTGGGTGAATTCGTTCGCTGACATTTCGCCTCCTCGGCGCGGCTAGACGGCCTACTGGACGACGCCCTGCACCGTGTAGGTGAAAGACGGCGTGGTGCCGCCTACCACGGAGCGCGTCCGGACGAGTTGCGGGCGCGGGAAGATCGCCTGGCCGGAGCCTGCGGCAGTGAAGTTCGCCGGCGTCCCCGCGCCAGAGCCGGAACCGTGCGAATAGCCGTCCGAACCGATCGTGCCGAGTTTGAACCAGGTCGCGCCGCCGTCCTGCGAACCTTCGACCACAACCGTGAGGGTGGGAGTGGTTCCGGAAGCGGCCGTCACGACCACATTCACGTAGAGCGAACCGCCGTCGCTGCCCGTATCGGTGAACTTGTGGGTCGTGGAGGCTGTTTCAGCACTCGAGACCTTGAAGTCGAATGCATTTCCGCGCTTTATGCCCGAACTTCCTGAATACGCCGGCATTAGCTCACTCCTTTACTAAGGTTGCAGCGACGATGAGCCAACTGCACGTTCGAGAAAGTGTCGTCACCACCTCGGGCGAGAGGCAACCTGTGGTCGATGTTGGGACCTTCCCGGTGCAACCCGGAAAGCGTTACATCAACCTCTTGGCCACAGATGCCGCAGGCGTTTCCATCTCGCTCGGCGACCAGGTTCAGCGAATACGGTTCACTTTCGATGCCTCGCAGTTTCGCTCGGCGTGCATGCGTCTTTGCCGAAATCCTGTCCCGTGCTGTCGGCCATCTTTTTGCGTTAGGCTGCCGATGCTTTTCGCACCTCGCCTGGTCGCGATTGTGCACCGGCGCCTCAAACTCACGTCCACACTCTACGCAAGGCCGAATTCGCTCAGCCTTTCGGCACTTTCTGCATTTCGGCGATTGCGCGGAAGTATTCTTTTTGTCCATTCTTGCACCACACGATGTGCACGGATGCGTTTTCCCGGACTTCTTCGCCGGCATACCCTCGGCACGTCGTTTAGCATAACTATTCCGCTTAGATAGTGACGCAGAGTGACGATTGGCCGCTTTCCGGCATGCCGTTACACAGTAGCGCGGAAAGCGACCTGCGTGAAGCGCCTCGTGGACAAATTCAGAGCCGCAAAATGCGCAGGTCAGAGCCACTTTTCGCACTTTTGGCCCTCCGTTTTACTCTCGTTTAAACAAATCCGGCACGCAGCACTGGGGAGATTTTGCCAAT